ATAAGCGGAGGATATTTTTCAATATAAGGGTCAAGCCAGTGTTCTAATCCCAAAGCGGGGTTATAGTCGCAAATAATCTTATGCCTTGTTCGTGGGAATAATTGGTCTATTGTTTCCTGTGGAAATTGGTGCGCTTCGTTTATCCAAAGTATGTCCCTTGACCTACCATGTATTTTATCGGGAGTGTCCGCTCCATAGTAACTAATTATATTTCCGCTTAACTCGTATGTGTGGTCTGTCTTATTGTGGTTTCTATCATCGTAAAGGTCTAATGACATTAACACGTCTTTAAAGTCTTTCCACGCTGTCGCTTTTAAAGCGGTAAAAGTATCTCTGCAAATATCTATTTCCATGCCTTTGTAAAGTAAGCAGTAATCAATTAGAAATAGGATAGCTGAATAAGTTTTACCTGACCTTGTACCACCTTGCAAAAGGACAATCCGTTGGTCGTTTATTTTCTCATGAAGATAATCAAAGTTAGGATTGGCTTTCATTTGCTTTCATAAACGGAGGTAACTCTTTTTTAGTCACTTCTACATTTGCGCTTATTTCGGTTGGTATCAATTTGGATGCTATTTTATAAAATTCAGTAGGGTTATCCTTTGCCCATGTAACTATGTTTGCTCTAGGGTCTGACTGCAAATCTTGAAACGCAGCCATAACAGTTTCTTTAACAGTCCTTGTTAGCTTGTTTGGAGTTCCTGGAGGTCTGCCTTTGGCTTCTCCTTTTTTAAATGATGTACTTGTTTTTGCCATTCTTTGCCATTTTTATAGGCTATTTGAACACAACCGTTTCTTTACAAGGCTCAAGTTGAAAACTATCTATAAACCCCTGAAAATATCCTTGACCTGAATAACGTCTTGTTTCAATTAGGTATTTTCCTGATGGCAAATCTATTGATACATTTTGCTCACAACTAATCTTTTGCTGATTAACATAAAGGCAATACCCAATTTGAGTTCCTTTAATTGTAAAGGTCGATTCGCACTGTTTTTCTTTAGTGCAACCTGCCAAAAATAGTATTGCTAAAATTGTTAGTGTTTTTTTCATCGCTTATATGTTAAATATCCATTTTCTAAAAATTGCTCTCTTGTTTCAATTGGTTCGGATGCTATTTCAGGCGTTTTATTTGCTATCAAATAATTAACCGTCAATGCTTTGCCATAACTTTTTTCGATTATTACAGGCTGATTAAAAGAAGTTAGATGTTTCAAGTTAAAGTCTGGAGTATCGCTAGTTTGAACACCTATATACTTTTCGTTTAGTTGTAACTTTCTTGGCTGGTATTTTAGTTCTGATAACATCATAATTAAAATGGCAAGTCATCTTTTGCTGAATCCGCTGGTTTAGATTCCTTTTGCATAGGCTCGGTTAAAGCAGCGCCAAAGTAGCTAACTCCGTTTTTGTCTTTGCGAACCCAAAGTCCGATGTCTTTTACTTTGCCGTCTATTTTTATTTGACCTTTGTAGTCTGGGTGATTGTCGGCCGACTTTTTAGTGTTTTTGAAAATTAGTCCTGAATTGTCCTTTGTGATTTCCATAGTTAGTGAATTTAGCTACAAATTTAATAATTTTTTAGATAGTTAAGGTATTTTTTTTTCATTTCTATTAACTCGTCTTTGCTCCATGCCTTTGTTCTTTGCGTTTCTGATAGCCGTTCCAAATTTTCAACGTATTCAATTCCGTACCTTTGAATTAATCCTTTTCGATATTCAGTTAAGTTTCCGCTCAAGAACTTATTACATTTAGAGTTACATTGTTTATGGCAATTAGTTTCTTCAAATATTAATCCAGTAAAAGGGTATGCGCTAAAGTAGTGACCACCTGCCCATTGATTTGATTCTTTGCATCCACAACTAATGCAAGGCTGGTCAAAATCTCTTTTCCTAATCCAAAGTTGAAATACTTTTTTAGCATCTTTGAGATAATCAGATTTCTTTTTTAGGGATTCTTTGCGCTCTGATTGCCTTTTTTTTGATTCTTTAGCCTGACGTTCCGCTAATTTACCCTTTGCATAGGTCAAAGCACATTCATATCCACAAACCATCTGTAATGGCTTTTTAGGCTCAAACTCTGCTTTACAAATTTTGCATTTTTTCATATATTTCTTATTCGAATATGGAATCCCTATCCTTAAATCTGCTTATCCATAACTCGCTTTTTATTATCACTTTGCCTACACTTCCATTTCGATGTTTAGCTATGTCAACTATTGCAAGTCCATTTGAGTCTATTGTTTCATTGCCCACGTTAATATCTTTAATACCATAATAGTCAGGTCGCATAAGGAATAAAACAATATCTGCATCCTGTTCTATTGCTCCTGATTCTCTTAAGTCTGATAATTGTGGCATTTTATCTGACCTTGCCTCACATGCCCTACTTAACTGACTTAATGCAATTATAGGAATATTTAATTCTTTTGCCAAACCTTTTAAGTTTCTACTGATTTCTGATATTTCTTGCTCTCTATTGCCTCGATATGTTTTTGAGCCGTTTATTAATTGAAGGTAATCAATTATTATAAAATCCAAAGGTTGTTCAGCGTGCATCCTACGAGCGGTTGATTTGATAAATGAAATATCACAATAGCCTTCATCATTTATGTAGATGTTAGATTTGATAGCTTCATCTATTTTAGTGCTTAGTTTGTGTTCATCTTCACTATTTAAACTTTTATGCTTTAAATTATTTAATAATACTTCCGTTTGACTGCTTACTATCCTTTGAGTTAATTGAGCCTTTGACATTTCTAAACTGAATACTAAAACTCTTTTGCCGTCATTAATTCCAGCGTGTTCAGCAAAGTTTATAGCTATTGCCGTTTTGCCCATGCCCGGTCTTGCTGCTAAAATTATCAAATCCGATTTTTGCCATCCACCAATAATCCTATCTAATTCATAAAATCCGCTTTTAACCCCTGATATTTTAGTTGGTGAGTATAAATCCTCGTAATACTGAACTATCAACTTATTCAATTTTTCGGTTTGGCTTTGTTTTATGCCTACTGAAATATCTGTTAAACTCCGCTCCGCTAAATCCAATAATTCAAACACATCTAAAGTATCAGTATAGGCTTCTTTGATTAAATTACTCGAAATTTCAATTACTGACCTTTGGATATACTTTTGAAAAACAATCCTTGCATGTGCCTCTATGTTTGCAGCCGAAGCTATTTTATTGCTTAATTTAGCAATATGTAACATTCCTCCAACCTCTTCTAATTTGCCCTTTGATTTTAGCTTTTCGACTACTGTTAAAATATCAATAGGCTGTTTTGCAGAATATAAATCTTGTATAGCTTCAAAAATTTGCACGTTTTTAGGCGAATAGAAACATTTTTTATCCATGAATGATACAATCTGTTCAATTGCTTTTGATTCTATTAAAATAGCACCTAAAACGCTTTCTTCTAATTCAGGTGCTTGTGGCGGTAATTTTCCTAATTCTAAATTCATATTGTACTTATGTTGATTTGTGGTTTAATTTCTGATTTATTAAATGTTTGTTTTTGGTTTCTTGACCATGTAGCTAATCTTTTACCTACTTCGAAGAATTTTTCATCCTGAAACTTCATTTTGGTTTTAGCTGGGTTTAGTTCAGTCCAATAGTCAAAGAATTGTTTTAGCATTTTAGAATCATATGTTTGCGTGAAGTCATTTAATGACTCTAAAAACTTATTTTTATTTAATTCTAATTCTATTTTTAATTCTAATTCTAATTCTATTTGGGTTTTTTTCGCTTTTGATTCGCTTTTATTTCGCTTAGCGGTCGGTTTTTTTTCTTTATTTGATGCGCCTTTTGGTCTGCCACCTAACGAACCGTTTTGAGAATTAACCTTTGAAATATGCCCTGCATCTAACAACTGTTCGTCAAGAAATTTAATAGTAATCTTTCCACTTTCATTAACCGAAATAAACCTATCGATAAGCGAAATTAAGCGGTCGGTTTTTAATCGCTTTTCTAATTCATTAATAGTTACATCTCCGTTTCTATGCCAATAAATAGCACAGACGTTTATAAATATTCCTTGAAGTTCGTAATCTTCAAAACAAATATCTCCAGTTAGCCATTCTGTGGCTATAAATTTAAACTAGTGGAATCCTTTTGCCATGTATTTAACTATTAAAATTTATCAATATAGGCTCATCTCTATATGCATGACTTATCTCATATTCTCCAAAAAATTCCCACCATTTTTTAACAATTGCTAATTCATCTATGTTCGGTTTTTCTAACCAATTTACACTTAATAACCCTTTGTGGTCATGCAAAAAATAAATCTTTTCGCCAAATATTTCACGCTGCAATATTTCACGTAAAGCAATTAGCCTTTCATTTTTATTGAAAGAGCCACCGCCATCTGTTCTTAAAATTTCCATAAAATAAAAAAGCCCCCCAATGAATACCGAAGTGTGCAACCAACGGTAACAAAGAGAGGCAATAAGTTTTAAATGATTCTTGCACGAATCTTATTGCAAATATAACTTTTATTCCTTACTAACTAAATTTTTATCCAAAAAACTTTTATAAATAATCGAATAACCAGCTAAGTCTTTCAACGTATCTGCTATGCTTTCATTCTTAGCCTGTTTGCCTTGCA